CAGTTGTAAATCTTTATGCAACTGAACAAGATATGCCTAGATGGGCTGCCATGGAGAAGTGGAGAGGATCTATTTCTAAAATTAACCGAATTACAACAGAAAGACCAGAATTTGGTGGAAACTCTGGAGCAGAAGGAGATGACGATGGAGTTTCTGGAACCTTAATGAGAGAGTTTTGGTTAGCTCAAGATTTTGATAGTTTTGCACAGGGGATCCCTGAAGGAAAGGATCCTAAAAAGGTATGGATGATATTAGGTGGAAAGATTGAAGAGGACCTGCTAACCCCAGAGTTACTCAGAGACCGCAAGAAAAGCAATCCAGATATGGATGATATGCCACCGGAAAGAGCTCCACAAAGAGTTGCCGGAACTATGAGAGTACCATCTCAATGGGGTGCATATAGAGGAAGTCGTCAAGAACTTGGAGCAAATCCTGGTTCTGGAACAACCCACGTAAAAAGTTTTTCGGACTATCTTTCCGATAAATAATAAAAAGAACTAAATTAAAAATGGTTAAGTCATTTCAAAACTACTTTGGTCTAAATGAAGATGCAGCAGCAGATTTAGTTGCCTTAAATCAACAAGAAGCAACTGCAATGCAAAAAGTATTAGATTCTCAAAAAGAACTTGATGCAATTAGATTAAAGATTGCTGAGGCTAATAAACTTAAGACTGAAGAGGACAAAAAGAAAGCAGAAGCCGCTAAACTTACAGCAGCTCAGGCACCAGTTGCCTAACTAAAATAACGCAAAACGCGTGACTAGACAAGAATTAATATCAGATATTATCGATGAAGTAACGTTTTCGGGATCCCTTCCATATCAACTTCCAACTAAAGAGGTAGAAAGGGTTATAAAAAATGCCGAAGCCTTTTTCTATGATAATTGGCAATATGCTCTAGATAAAGCGTATTTGCAAATCCCAATCGAGGTATTTAGTGCAGCACAATTTAAAGATAGTCGTACTATTACTTTACCAGATTGCGTACAGTTTGTACATAAAGCAGTTGAACCAACTGGAGCTTCTGTATTCTCAACAATGGATAGAGACTTTGGTGAAAACAAATTTGTTGGAGCAGAAATGTTTTTAACGCCATTTGTTGGAGAATCATTAATGTATAGAACTGTAATGTTTTCATTCCTAGATTTAACCAGAGCATTTCTGTTAGATACTATTGCATACGATTATAATAAAAACACTAAACAATTAACAGTTCTTGGTAGAACTCCAAAAAGAGGAGCTGTTCTAGAAGTTGCAAAAAAGATTGATCCATCTAATCTATATGAAGATGAAATGTTTCAGCGTTATTGTAGAGCAAAGTCTAAACAACGCCTTGGTGAAATGATTACTACATTTGATTATGTTTTACCTGGAGATGTTAAAATAAATTACACCAACTTAGTAACAAAAGCTGATACTGAAATGACAGCAGTTTTAGAAGCAATTAAAGGAGAAAACTCTGCAGGTTGGATGTATACAATGAGATTCTAATATGATTACTGATATCTACATAAAACACGAAAATGATCCTGGATATAATGCTGAGTCAATAGTTGAACAGGAAGAAATTCAGATTCTACTTGCTCAAATTAAAATGACCTTAATGACGCCAAAAAATTCAGTATTGGGAGAAAATCAATATGGAGTAGATGAAGATAAATTTTTGTTTACATTTTCAAACTCATTTGATACGATTGGAATCGAAAATACAATTAGAACTCAATTACAAGATCACTGTACTCTTCTAAAAAATAGAAACTGGACAGCAAAGGCTTATATTATGCCAGATGGAATTGACCAAAATAGAGATGCGATTCATATTATGCTAACAATTGACGAAAGTGTTAGGTTTGTTATTGCATATTCATAATTAAAACTATTATAAAAAGAAAAAGCCGCATTAGCGGCTTTTTTTATGTAGTAAATGATGGATTAATTATAGAGCGCCTGGTGCACCTACTTCAGATGCAGTTTCTTTTCCAGCTGCGGCTTCAGCACCTGCTCCACCTTCTGGGGCAGAACCTGCTTCAGGGGCAGCGCCGGCTGCAGCGGCTTCTCCAGCTTCACCCTCTCCAGTTGGAGTTTGGTTCATATAGTCCTTGTTTTTCAAAAGATCTTCATCACTCATTTTTAAATACTCTTTAACCAAGTATTCAGTAGAGAAGTAAGGCTTACCTTCATCATCAACAACTCCTTTAAGAGCGTTAAGTGTAGCAAGACGTTTGTTAAGTAGATCCTGTTGCTTGATTTCTTCAAATACGTTATCATCATGCCAGTTAATACCAACTGCATTTTTAAAACGATAATCGTCTTTTAAGTCTTTAAAATCAAGGCACATTTGAAGATATAAAGGCTTAGTTAAAAGCTCTTTAAAGGCTGAACGAAGACGAGTTACAAATTTATTATAACGAATCTCTTCACGACGAATACCTTCAGCATTCATTGTATATTGACCTGCACCATTTGCTGAATCCCATCTTGAATAAGGGATTTTAGAGTCCATTTTCAACTTCTCTTTAAAATAGTTAAGAAGTTCAGATCCTGACATGTTAGGACCTGCATATTCCAATGGAGCAATTTCAATTGCCTGGTTTTGGTCATTAACTGGTAAAATGTAATTCTTATAGAATAATAGGTTAGGACGACCATCTACTTGAATTTCTCCAGTATTAGTATCAAAGAAAATATCCTCTTTTAATTGGTTTGCAAATTCTCTAACATCTTCTTTTGCTTTATTTAGAGACTTACTTCCAATAGGAACTTTAGTAGTTAAACGAATTGGAGCATTCATTGTATGCCAAATAACTTTAGAGTGTTCAATAACACGCATTAAGTTAAATGATCTAACCATTCTTTCTACAAACGAAATACGCTTTGTTCTAAAGTGATTTGAATAAGATAAGTATAGAACTTGAGAATCAGTAAGGGTTCTTACTTTAGATTCGCCTGGAACTTTTTGTGCCCATTCTAAAAATATCTTTCCAAGAGAATCCTTTTTGATTTGTGGATATAGAGTAGATGGATCAATTTCTTTAAATCCAATAATTTCTCTTGGGTTTTGTAAATCATCATAGAGAATTTCAAAGGCCAAGTGACCTTCAATTAACCATTGATAAAAATACTGCCATGCAGAAATTCCTTCGTTGAAACCCCATGCATTGTAGATTTTCTCAAAATTTTCATTATATTTTTCAATAACTTTCTCTTGATACTTAAGACGCTGTTCTTTGTTTTTACCTTTATAAAGCATTTCTCCAACTAAATCATTGGGATATGCAAAACGGTTATCTTCGTCAAAAACAATAACATCATCTGTAATAGATTCAATAACAAATTCTATTTCACCATTAGATGCAAGATCTCTTAATCTTTCTCTTTTGGTTGCATAGTCTAATTGAAAAAATGCAATAGCTTTAGTCCTAAGGGCAGAAGTCGTATCTGAAATTGCCATAGTTGCTCTTGCTAAAGAGTCAGTTTGACCTCCAGGTAAAGCACTACCTCTAGCTTGCATTAGTTGACTTTCAATAAATCCAATTGATTGTGAGTTCTTAATTAAAAGATCCTCGTACTTCATACCAACTCGGCTTAAATCTGATAGTCTTGATTTAATTCCGCCTAAGCCGATATTGTCTAGAAATCCTGCCATAATTATGCGTTAAATTGTGATATTACTGAGTCCATGCTTAAAGATCTTGTCTGAATTCCATCAAAGATATTGGTTTGAGCAATTCTAGGGGCCAGATGGAACGGAATAAGCGTAGGATTTGTAATATTTGCTTTTTGATATTTATTTACTGCGTAACGAATGTTAAATCTACCTCCGCTCGCCTTTTGAAAAAGGTCAGCCATCATAAATGGTTCTGCATTGAATCTCATAAGTGGAGTATATTCAGGTAATTGATACAGCTTCCTGGTATCACTTATAAACTCGCCTTTATCACTATATGATTTACTTATAATATTATTAAAGGTCTGCCAGAGTATATTCAGGATAACCTGGGTCGATCCTACGGGCATTACTTTAAGGTTTAGTATAGTAACA